CCCTACGGCTGCCGGTCTTACTTCCTCTTTGGGGGAAGAAAGCGTACACACTGCCGTCCAACAAGGATGGGGTCGAGGCTATAACCAAGCCACAGGAACTGAGATTGGATGGGGTGATAATCTTTGGGGGACTTTAACAACCTCATACGCTTTAACGGGAACTAGTGCGACAACAAGTACTGGTGACGCTGTTGCGAGTGCCGATGTTAATATTACAGTAACAGGACAAAGCGCAACAACTACCGTAGGAGATTTACTCGCTTTAGTCTTTCCTTCAGGTGTTCAGGCAGCAACAAGTATTGGAACATACTCAATTACGGCTGATGCAACAATAAGCATTGTTGCGGTTGCAGAACCAGAGCTTGATGCAACTACTGGTGATGTAGCGATAGCCATCAGTCCAGGCGTCTACCCAACAGGAACAATATTAACAGGATCCTTGGGATCATCCACTCTCACGGGAGACTGTAATGTTACGCTGACAGCGGCGGGACTGACTTCCTCTCTAGGGGATGAAACAGCCACCGGTAACGCCGATGTGGATGCCGATGGAAATGACTTAACTTCATCAGCAGGGGATGCAACGGCAACGGCGGATTTTGACATCACGGTTACGGGAAATGGATTAACAAGCTATATTGGCGATGCCGGTCAGGAAACAAGTTATCTTGCACCGAACGTGTCCGTTACAGCTTCCATAGGAACCTTGAATATTAGGACAGATGTAGACTTTACAGCAACGGGGAATTCTGCTACTATTAGTACAGGAACATTACGAGGAACCTTCTGGAATGAAGTGGATGACTCGCAAACAGCCGTTTGGGTAGAAGTTGACAAGGCTGCATAAAATCATTAAAAAAGTTATTAGGAGATTAAATGGTAACGTATTCGACGGGTCTTAGGACGGAACTACAAGTAACAGGGGAAAATTCAGGTACATGGGGAACCATTACCAATAACAATTTTTCCCAGGTTTTTGAATTCGCAATCGCGGGCGTTTACGCCGTTCCCGCCATTACAACAGGAACGTCCACCACTTTGACGAATGCCGACGGACCGGATACCGCAGCCAATAACCAGGCAAGACAAAATCAATTAATTTTTACAGGAACCGTTTCCACGACTCATACTGTTCAATTCCCAGCAACACAAAAAACTTACGGAATTTATAACAATATCGGTGGTGGCGCCGACATCTCAGCAAGATTGGGGGCGGGAGGAAACACACTTACCATTACCAACGGAAAGTATCGTCTCGTTTCAACGGATGGAACTAACTGGTACGACATTCTATCCCTGGCCGGTCTTGATGAAACATGGAGTTTAGTGGCGGATGGAACTACTTTAACAGCAGGGCAAAACGCTTTTGCCAACACCAATGCGGGAACTATAACATATACTCTTCCTCTTTCTCCAAGCATTGGGGATCAGTGTAAGATTATTGATCTAGGAAACGCGGCTACGAATAACATCACTATCGATAGAAATTCAGAACCTATCCAGGGATCTGCGGCGAATATGACAATTTCTACTGACAGTGCAGCTATTTCTTTGGTATATAGTAATGCGACATACGGATGGAGATTAAAGTATAATGACTAATTTACAGGATTTTACAAACAGAAGTGAAGTAGGGGTTATCAAGCCTTGGGGCAAATCAACAGCACCTGTTGGGTATTTACTATGCGACGGCACCGCTGTTTCAAGAACCACTTACGCTGATCTCTTCGCCATCATTTCTACTACTTACGGAGCTGGTGACAGTTCCACGACTTTCAATGTCCCTGATCTTCAGGGCAAGATGCCTCAAGGATATGACGGTAATACTTATAACTTAGCCGGAACGGGAGGCGCGAACACCGTGACGGTGGCCGTGACGAACAACCAGTCGGCAACAAATACAAGCAACCAAGCCGTGACAGTGACGGGATCTATATCTAATACTTCCTTAACTACGGCTCAATTGGCTAGCCATACACACACACCTGGTGACTATAATACTGCTGTTGGACTTCAAGGAGGCCCTCATCCGCGGTTATTAGCTACTTCCCCAAAAGCTTCAGGATCAGCGGGATCAGGAACGGGACACAATCATGCTCATACCCTCTCTGGAACCTTGACGGGAAATATAACGACTGCCTTGGGCGGATCAGTTACGGCGAGTGGAAATAATGCTTTTTCACCTTACGTGGTGGTTAATTATATTATAAAACATTAGGAAAAATTATGGCGACACAGATTGTAATTGGAAACAACGACTTTATTAAGATGGATGATACATACCATATTGAGTGGGCGGACAAAGGGAATGCAATGCCTTCTCTTCCGAATACAGTTCATTGTGTCATTTGGAATAGTTTAACCGGACAGAATGAAATTCAAAACAAAGACGCTTCAACGGACGCTATGACGGGTAATACAGACCTGAACGCCACTTCTGATGCTGTGGGATCAACAACCATAGCTGATCTTCTTACGTGGGTTGAAACAAGAAAAGGACAAATTGAAACCGCTCAAGCTGCTTTTCAAACAGCGCAGACAGATGATATAGCTAATGGAACTACTAATGCTGAGGGTAAAACATGGGCAGATTACGATCCTCATTATAGTTAAGCATCCAACCACACCTGAAGAGTTAAACGAAGATCTGGAGAAAAGGGAGCGATCACGGAAACGGCGTGTTGTGTATGATCATCATTTAATACCATTTTATTAAATTCTGGAATTTCCGCCTTAATGCAATTATCTTTTGTATCTTTCCATAAGAATAAACCCCCATTATTACTGTCCCAGTATTTATTTAAGTAGATAGTACTTCCTATTGAATGAGTTCCATCGTTGTGCCAAGGAATATGACTCCCGCGTTGCCATACATAAAAACTAACTCCAAGGTCAAAGTCTCGGTAGTCATTATTTAATTTAACATATTCTTTTTTAACAACGGCTTTAAAATTATCTAAGGGTAAGACGGATACTTGCGCCCCTTGTTCAACAATAGTTTTTCGCCATCCGAGGTTTGTAGACCATTTAGGACTATTAACATTATTTTGCACATAGTGCATCACTTCATCAATAAGAAGTATAGGCAAGAAATGTTTACGAGCTATAATCACTATACCTTAACACTCATACTGGCTTTAAACAAAAAAAATTAGCCATACAATATCTAAAAGAACTTTTTTTATCTGCCCACTGCAAGGAAGCATGGAAAATATTTCCATTAAAAAAAATAGCCCTGTTTTCTTTAAAGCCAACATGAGTATTGAGGTGTAGCTTTTCATTAATATTTTCATAAAAACCTGTTCCGTTATTTAATAAAAATTCTCCTTTTATATAAATCAAGCAATTATGGTATATCTCTGATCCAGGATAACGTGCGTCTATATGGGGAGTAGCTGGGATAGGCTTAGCTAAAAAATAACTAGTTTCATGCGGTTTTTTCTCATTATAGGTATCCACCTCTCTAAAAAATATTTTTTTACAAGTCTTCTAACCTCTTGGGCAACTTCGCTTTCAATAGGGACAGGATGTTCAAGATAATAGCGTTTAGTGTGTTTTTCATTATGAATATCTTCTTGCGCGCCTTCTCTCGTCTTGTATTCTAGGGACACAGCCACTTTTTGAATTTTTTGAAGAGTCGCGAGGTCAAAGAAATCATCTTGAACAAAAATTTTTCCTCCCATAGTTTTCTCTCTCATTAATGTTTACCTTTAAATTCCACTGGCAATCCTAAAAATGGTCTTGTATCATATTTATTTTTTTCAGCGTCTTTCTGTGAGGCGTCATTGTAGTGTAAAAATACTTGTCCATAGTTTTCTCCTTCAAAAGCTTCGCGCCAATGTTCTAAATCACAACCTCTATATATTAACATATCACCAGGGTGCATTATTATTTGAATACCTTCTTTATTAATTTCTCCAGAGGGTTCTAAGTAGAGAGGCCATTCATCACCCCCCAGATTTACTGAAGCGGATATTTCACAAGAATATCTATCCTTATGACGAGGTAATACATCCCCTTTTTTATAAATACGGGCATAGGAATATGTTTCATTTAATTTTAATGATGTTTCCTTTTCTACTAATGGTTTTACTTTTTCAAGTAATGTATCCATTACTATATCCCCATAATGGAAATAAGTTCCAGGCACTTGCTCATCGCCCCATGTACCCCATGACTCTGTGAAGTGAGGAATGTATTTAGTATCAAGTAAATGTTTCGCGACTTTTCTTTTATTTAAAAAATACTGATATATAAACTCAGCCAGTTCTCGTGATATTACTTCTTTAATAATTGTATGTGTCACTTTTATTCTACCTTAAAATTAAAAGCTAATGAGATTCTTTCTTTTTTTGATTCTACAACTCGATGATGAGTACCTCCGTCGAATAATATGACATCACCTTTTTTAGGAATTATTTTTTTTCGTAAATCTTCTGGAAAAACAATAAATTCAATTGCAGAATTATTTTCTGTTAAATATAGGACACCACATCCACAGTTTCCATGACAATGGGGCTCTTGATAACCGTGTTCCCCTAGAATATTTATCCACGAATTAAAAATCATGAAAGGGGCGTATTTTCCCGAGGTTTTATATAAAAAATTTTTAATAATCTTTTCCAAGTTCATGGTTAAATAATTAAACTCTTCTACATCGTAGAGAATATTTTTATACATCGCTGCCGAAGTTTTAATATTGCAGTCCCATGTCCTCTCGGTGAACTTATCTTTATTGTTCTCAATATAAGCATACACTGTTTCCAACAAATGCATATTTTCCAGAGAAGTAATATATACACTAACTTTCTTTATGATTAATTCCTCTATTTTTTTTGATAACTTATCCATAAAAATATTTTTTTGCCTTTCTTTCAAAAAATAAAGAAGTAACTGTTATTTGTTCCATACAGTTTGCACCAGGAAAATCTCGACAAAAAAGTTGTTTTGTAAGAATGTATAACATTCTGTATTCCATGTTCCGTTATCAAGAATTATTTGGCTATCTTCTCTTTTGTTTACTATTATGCAATGAGCATATTCAAATCTTGTAATAGGAGTCTTAAAGTTATCAATAATAATGTAATCACTGTTTTTAATATGTGATAAAAAATTTAATTCTTCTAAAATTGATTTATCCTTTACATTAAAAAATTGAACATTTTTAGGCATCTCATATTCATTTTTTAATTTTTGTAGATAGTTAGAATCACTTTCATAACTATATACTTTTTTAAAATAATCTGCCCAAAAAATAGTTGATTTTCCAGAGCCGAGCTCAAGTAAAACTTTATCACTCAAATCTTTTTTAATAAGATAGTTAACGAAACTATGTGTCAGTACTGGATAAGGTTTCATCAATGAAACCAGGTTAGGATAGCATGACGATCCCCTTTAGTAACCCGAGTTACTGAATGAGGAAAACAGAAGTTACTGGGGAAAACAATGCAAGAAGCTGTTTTTTTGGGAATAATATGTTCTCCGTTGAAAAAAGAAAAATCTCCCCCCTCATAATCATCATTTAATATAATGGAGCAAGTTAATACGCGAGGATGCAAGTCATAGTGGTCTACGTGTTCTTTATATTCGCCGTTCTCCTCTCCTTTATATAATAGATGTGTGTATCCAGTGTCTTCACAAGTTAATCCTGTTTCAAAATTTTTAAACTCTTTTATATAGAGTCCTAAAATATTACCGTATGTTTTATAAATAAGGGAGTCAAACTTATCATCAACTCTCTTCAGATGACATTTTCGATAGGAACTTATTGTCCCGTCTCTAGTAGCAGCCTTTTCAAAATCATGAGTGTCCTCCTTGATTATCTTCTTACATATTTCAAGATCCAAGATGTTATCATAGCATTTTACATAATCCTGTATCCGTATCATTTAAAGCTCTTCTTGTGCCAGAACATTTTTTTGTATCTATCAATAAACTCACTATTTAACAGATTTATTGTAGCCTGATGTTTTTTTTCAAAATAAAACTCCGATGACATTTTCCACGATTCCCTTTTAAAGGGAAAGACCTGAACCATAGGATCTCCTTTTTTGATGAGAAACTGCTTATCACGCTTGATAAGAATGAAAGGAAAATTAATGGTATTGATATAAGTGTCCGTGTCCACCATCCCGTTGATAAGGAGAAAACGGTCTTCTCCGAACCTGTTCATTGGTTGGGTGAACAAGCAACTGTATCCAGGAGGGGTTGAGATGAGCCATTTATTAATAAACTTACCGGCGTACTCTCCAGTTTTATTATGCCATTTTTTTGGCACTTGAACCTTATCATGATAGCCAATATCCTCTTGTTCTCTATTCGCGGGAGTAACCGAGAATTCTTTTTCTGTGGGATCAATTACATAGTCTTGGTCGAAGGGTATGATATACCCCGCGGTCATTGCATCAAGAAAAGGCATACATGTTTTAACTGTGGGGGCTTGTAAATCCCCACGCTTATGTCTCTCTAGTTTTTTATATTCTTCAGGCACAAAATGATTTGCTGGTTTTGGGTGAGGCCATACTTTTCCCATCTCTTGATCAATTGGACAAAATTTAATTTTTTTATTAAACATTATCATTTTTGGAAGGAAACGCATTAAACATTCTAAAATTCATAGGAACCGTCACTCTTTCTTCTTCACTCGTATTAGGGGTAACTTCATGTCGTATCGCTCCTGACATCATTAATACAGAGCCCTCCTTAACATTTATCTCGCGAATGGCAAAGTTTTCGGAGAGCTCACTGTTATAAGTAACGCCTAAAGGATTATGGACTCGAAATACAGCTTTACTGTCTTTAGGAATTTTCATAAAATAAATAGCAGTCCAGCATCCAGGTGGATGTTGATGAGGAACAGCAAAATCATTTTTTTTATATTTATTTATCCAACAGTCATCCACCTCTATTTCGGAGGTATTTTTTATTTTTTCCTCTTTAATTATTTGAGAGAAAAAAGGTTTTATTTCCTTGCATAGATCTCCTAACACAGGAAAATGAAGATGAGAACGCCAATCACTTTTCCAAGCATAAACATTTGTTTGTTCTTTTGATTCTACATTAAAATTAGGATCCGTTTTATCCGCAAGAATAATTTGATTTATTAAGCGTTTATATTCCTCATGACGAGGAAGTGTGAAGGACCAGCATTTTTGGGTGAATAAATTATGTTTGTTTATCATTCTGGGGTTCCTTGATGATAAAATTGAAAGCCATAGAACGTCTAATCTCATCAGGTTTTTCTGTTTTAAAGGGATTAACACAATGCATATGATTTGCATTAAAGAGATAAAAATCCCCTACTTTCGGAATTATATAATAAGAGCTCGTGCCATCTACATTAACGAAGGCTAATTGCCCATCTTTAAATTTATGCGGATCACGTGCGTCGTTAATAAATTTAGGAATTTTTAAAAATAAGACACCAGACCAGCCGTGGCCGTCATGATGCGTGTGAATAGGATTATATTCTCCTGCCATCATATCATTCATCCAACATCCAATAATTTCTAAGGTATGATATCCTGCCGGAAATAATTCATAGTAAACACCTGTCTTCATATAATCATCCATACATTCCGTTATTTTTTTAAATCCTTTAGCATCTGAAATTATGCCCATTAAATCCAATTCCGAGTTCAGGCGCCCCGCTAAACGAGGACTATAGGAAGATAAATGACTCTTTGCTTTTTCATATCTTACGTTCAAGTCGTCAATAACATCTAAGGGAATTTTATATTTGCCAATAATTTTACCAAAAATAAGTAATTGATCATACTTCATTCTCATTCCTTTTTTCTGTCCCTTTCATACCATATTTTCTTTGTCAAGAGAACTATTATCACAATTTGACATTAATCATCTTGATTTAAATCAATGATGTGTTTAAATTAGTTCTCACCCCAAAATTTAAATCAGGAGAAAAAAATGGAAAATCAAGAGGTATTGAAGGCTATCGCTGTCCTTGCCGATAAAACAGGACGGTATCACGAACGATTAATGGCGGTTGAGAGAGATAATGTAAGACTACAGAAAGAATTAAAAGATCACAAGAACGGATGCGGGTGTGAGAATTCTCCTGAAAATAAGGATATAAGTTTCAGTGTAGGTGGTAATGAGGCCGAGGCCGAATGCGAAGCCTGCAGCGCCTAATCTTTAGGAACTTCCCCCAGCATGTCCGCCAGTGATGGCGCGAATATTCTAACATCACGTCTGATGTGTTCATCTTTTGTTGCTGTGGCAGGATTATCAACATCGGTTTTCATTGCATCTTCGGAGTCGTATTCCTCCCCTGTTACTGTATTGGTAAGGGTGGTTTCACTTTTACATTTATAGTGTGGAATTCTTCGTCCATCCAATGTATCCATGTGTCCTAAAAGTTCTGCCGGTTCTACTATTTTAGCCATTTAATTTAATTTCCTTTGTATTTCAGCGTTGAAACTTAACATAATTCTATCCTCTTTTGAATTATTAATTTCCACTAGAGTGCTCCTTTTGTTGTTTCTAAAAAGCTCATTGTGATGTGAAGCTCATTGGCCGCGTTCGCCGTTATTTTAATCAAGTCCGATTCCTCCAGAACCAGAGGCTGTGACAGAACTTCATAGGTCGTGTCGGTGGTAATAGTCTTAGTGTTGGTAATTTTATAAGTCGCCGAAGCGCTGCTGTCCGTCCATTCTATGGTATACTCTGTCGTATTTCCAGAATCATTGCATATGATGATGGATTTAATTACAGCCGTGGTTGGAAAAACAGGGGGTAAAGCCCCTGGAGCTGCCGTTGGAACAGTGTAAATTGTTGTTGGATCTGTTGTTGTTAAATCAACACCGGCGTTTTTAAAGGTATCAGCCAAGGAACCAGCTCCTTCCACTGCCTTGTTCTTCTATGTCTCGTGCATACGAAGTATTAAGCAAAAGAATAATCTGCTCCAGGAGACGAATCATTTGATCAAACTGAGCTGCGGAATATTCAGATGTTGCATTGGGTAACCGTGTGATTGTAAGTTTAGCCATTATCTTCTCCCGTCTGGTCTTAGTTGCAGCTTCATGGAACCTAGTCTCCAGTTCGTGTCATCCACAGTATTGGATACAAAAGCGAGGTTCACGGATCGTCCTCTTCCTCGTATGTCAATTTTCTGCGTTGAAGATGTCACGTTTCCTGTTGTTGTTACATTAGCTGCTGACTGTGGGTATTGCTCCAAAGTCAAGGTGACAGCAACATTGTTTGTCAGATTAGTGAAGTCAGGAACGAATTTACTGACGGACATGAGATTGTCTCCCGAGGCGATTTCAATGGATCCTGAAGTCAGGCTTGCGCTGATCGCCGTGCCGTCCGCTTGATTGTTTCCTTTCTCGTGTTCGTAGACATAGGAGGCTCCCGCCGTCAGTCCCAGGATAGTGGCAGAATTAGCCGTTAAAGTCGTACTATATTGAGTGGCGATAGGCTGTTCATATATTTCTGCGGCTAACCAACTAGTACGATCTAAAGTAATAGTATACCAGGTATTTTCCAGATAATTATAGACCACTCCTCTGTCAATTTGCGTAGCACTAGCAGTGGCATAGTACCAAATAATTTCATTGAACTCGCTGTTCAGTCCGCATGCAATGTCATTTCTATTAGTGAAACTAATGTCATCAAACACAAAATCCTGTACGGAACACGGCATTTTTTTAACCACACCATCATACATGTAAAAGGAATTCTCTCCCATCCAGTAGGCTTTACCGTTTACATCTATGCAGGCATGCTGAGCGATTAATCCGCAGTTAGCCCCTAATTGACGTTGTCCGAAAGTATAAGGAGTTCCAACAAATTGAATACCGTGCAAGGATTTATCCGTCCACACAAGTATTTGTCCTGTTGATTTAACCGCGCCTATAATACGCGATCCATCCGCAATACGAAGAGATCCCGCTTCATTCGTCGCCACGGGAGTCCAGTCCGTCAAATCTTCCCTGTCCGACCATCTAAAAAATAAATCATCCTGCGTGGCTGTGTTTCCAATCGTTGTCTCTGTCCCTAAACAAAACAAATGTCTTGTATCAGCGGACACTAGACTGAACCGTGAGGTTGTAGGAGCGTTTGTAACGATTGCCGCCCTGTTAGAGACACCGCCTGAAAGATCCCATTTATAAGTTCCACCGTTAATGACTGTTGCGATCAAATCTTCGCCGAAGTTATCAAGTGACCAGTTTCTTGCATAAATCACCACGCTTGATGATGAACGAGCCGTTCCCCATGTACTTGCCCCCCATGTGGATGTGCCCCATCCATATCCAAAAGTGGATGTCGCTTCTCCAATGGAGAGCTGATAATTGGCGTTTCCTGTTCCTCCCCCGCCTGCCGTGGATCCAGAGGCCGTACTCGTATGAGTGACGGTATAGTTATCTGAATCCGTGATGGTGGTAATCTCAAATTCATTGTTCATATCCAAGCCGTCAATGGCGGAGAATGAATCAAAGGTCACAAAATCTCCAGCTGCAGCGTCGTGCGCCGTATCCGCTACGGAAACAGTTGTCGTGCCGTTGGTTGTGAAAGGATTAGTCAATGAGTCTGGTCCTGATCGTATGGGAGTGATATCATTGAATATTCCTCCAACAAAAACATAGAGTTTCCTGTCGGTTCCCAAGGCGAGATGTCTTGTTCCGTCCAGACTGATCCAGGCATGCGTATCGCGGACCACGCCCACCACTGTTGTATTGGGATTGGGAAGATAACCCCATCCGTTCCATCTTTCTGGTTTTCCGTAGTGAAAACGCACAAAATCAGAATCAATGTAGCGCCGGTCGTCTCCCGCCGCGTAAGGTGAGTCCTGTTTATCTATTCCTGGTTGAAATTTTAAATCGGTCAGTTCCATAAGATTATATAATAAATTACTTCCTCGTCCGTGGCAAGAATTGAGTGCCTACATTTCCTCTAAAGGCGTAGGTTCCATAATGCGTTAATCCACTCATTATGTCCGCGTAAACAGTACCCCCAATCTTCTGCCATAATCTACAGAATGCATAGTCCTCTGACAAGTATCTTTTTGAATCTGGATCAATCATCGTGTCGAAAAAGGCGTAGTTCCAGTCAGATGTGTCGTGACCTTTAAATTTGTCTTCGTGAGGCTGTCCCAGGTGTTGATCATTGGAAAACTTAAGATCAGGATAGGCCATTTTCATTTTATTAAACACATTTCTTTTAATGAGCATAAATCCCGTTGGAGCGTCCATCACTTCAATAAATCCCCTTTGCATCTCAATATGCTCAGGATTTTTGACATTTAAGTTATATTGTAAAGAAAAAGCGTGCAACTCCTCAGGAGAGATATCAGGTCTTTCTTCCATTTTCTTTTTTACCTTGCGCCAGTCAATGGCTTTGCGAGGATAAATAGAGGCCACCACTTCCTTATCCATATCCAGCATTCGAAAGATTGTTTTAGGCTCAAAACCAATATCCGCGTCAATGAACATTAAATGCGTATATTCTTTCTCATCGTCCATAAACAATTGAACCAGCGTATTACGTGCCCTGGTCACCAGTGATTCATTTCCAATGGTGGCAAACTGTAATCCTATTCGTTTTTGTATGCACTCAGCCATCAATCCCATGCAACTTTCAAAATAATTAGTTGTCAGCATTCCTCCGTAACAAGGAGTGGCAACGAATACTCTTATGGGAGGAAGAGTCGTATTGTCATCTGATTTAGTTTTAAGAATTTCATCTTTCATTTCTTCATATTATCAATCAACCACTCTTTTAATTCTGATCGCGTTAGTATTTCCGTTAAAAAATTAGCCACAGAGTTCACCAGAGTTTCCTCTTCTTTATCCTTGAGATGATATTGATAGTAACCCACATGCAACATTTCATGCATCACCACGTTAATGGCATCTCTTCCTCCTAGATTAATTATCTCGTCGTCCAGATAAATTTTTAAGGGAGGTTTACTAACGAAAGTTCCCTGGTAGTCTGATGACTCATAGGCTACTTCGTGAGGAAGAAGAATAAGCTCCACTTCAAAAGGGCCTGCATTTACTTTCTTAGGAAGGGATACTTTTTTCACGTTTGCTTATAAAATTCTTTGTTACGTAATGTTTCAGCGTTTCCGGCTTCAGTACCTGGCTTTTTAATCAGTTCAAGATTGAAAGCAACTGATCTTCTTTCCTGTCCCTTGGTTCTAAAAGGATAGACGACGTGTGAAAGCCAATTAGGAAATAAGAATACATCACCCACTTTAGGAGTGTACTGCAGCTTATGACCGCTGAACGTCGCCGCTTGACCGTGAAAAAAAGCTATGTCACCTACAGTTGGATAATGATCCTCTTCCTTGTATTCATGTTCCAGTCCAGGTGGAATGCGCAGATAAAAGACTCCTGACAGTTGTCCTTCGTGAATGTGCATAGGATTAAAGTCTCCCGCCCATTGGCTCACGATCCACATTGATTGAATGACGAGCTTCCCTACAAACGCAGGACTGATGGTTTCATTTGCAGGGGGAATGGAGATGTAAGCCTTTACCATTTCTCCTATGTAATCAACCACAGGCTTGAATTCTTCAGTGCTCATCCACGATGGAGGAAAGCGCACTTCTTTTTTAACATTGCCCGCCAGATTAGGTGCGTGATTAAATTCTTTGGAAAGCTGTTCGCTTCCCAGCATTTTTGTCGCCTTCTTATCCAATAAATGAATAAGATCCATAGGAACTGTTCCTCTGATGACAGTAGGGCCGAACGGTCTGATTGCTTCAAATTTATGATTGAAGAGCGGTATTGATTCTGTCTTAACTTTCTTTGGCATATTTACCTGTTGTCATATACCAAGAATTTGACTATAAATATAGAATAAAATTGGCTAAAATTTCAAGCGTAGCCTTCTTGCCAATAACAATCACATAAATTGCAATTAAGGAGATTATGCCAACATATGGGACTTTTTAGACGAATACGAAAACTGGTTAAAGACGTCGGTAGCGGTGCAAAGGATATTTTCGAGAACAATCCCGAAGCGTTAATGATTGCGGCAACACTATTTGGCGCACCCGCTCTTATGGGTAAAACTGGCGGCGCTGGCGCTGGCGGCGGATTTGGAGAATGGATAAAGAAGTTCGGAACCGGTATTCTTGGACAAACCCAGAAAGTAGATCCGCATAAAGGAGTAACACAGGAAGGGGGAGGAATCCTGGGCATCGGCCAGGGTCTTCTAAAGGGATTAACAGGAGGAAAAGGCATAGAAGGTAATGCAGGGCTGCTAAGTCTTATTGCATCCATCATGGCCAAAAAAGCGTTTGAGAA